TAATGATTTCTTCTGGGGCTGGGAATGGGAAATCTTTGTTATATAATCATTTATTAACTAATTTGGCAACTTTGAATGAAGTTATTGTGTGTAATTTTCCATTGGAAAACACGGGAATGAGATCACACACTCACACCGTCAATTTATGTCCCAATGGATTTATGCGTACTTATTCCCCATCAAGAGGGTATGGTACCTCTGTGTTAGATATGAAATTACATGTACCAGACCACATGAAGTATATCGTGGCAGTCGACCCAGTGAATCTAATAACCAGCAATTGTAGCGATAATACAACGACAGCGGATGAATTACAATCCATAATGACAGAACTAATGTCGTTTAAGCAGGAGCCAAATTGTGTAGGGATTGTGCTTACCAGTCATTGCGCGCGTGCTGAGTGGAAAGATCAAACAATCGAGCCGCTTGTTCCAGTGCCGGATGCTGAATTGGTACACTGGTGTGATTTAGTACTAACATCTAAAGTCACTAGGGACGAAGTTAATCCTTACATGACTGTTAATGCAATCAAATCCCGGATATCCGATTTACCAATATCACCTTTGTACTTTGTTATATCTAATACTCGAGAACTCGTCCAAGTTCCCAATTCGTTAATAACTAGGTAGCACGAGGTATCCAATTGTTGAGTAAATATAAAAGTATTGTATAATACTCAAGTGAATTAAGTAATTCACAAATAACTTTTTAAACTAACGACGTTTTCGAACGAAGGACAGTATATGTTACACGAATTAATCAGAAACGCAAACGTAGTCGCTTCTGTAGTATCAAAAGATGACAAAGCACAGGCTCATATCGTAGTAAATGACAAGTATGAGCACACATTCCCCCGTACCAGTAGAGTATCTAAACATTTAGATACGATGACGCCTGAAATGCTCAGCAAGAGATTATCTGGCGGTAACTTCTATTTTGTTGAAGACACATTGGTTGATTGGAGAGACGGTCAATACGACGGGTTCATCCATGAAGACAAAACAATCCAACTTTATATGGATATCATCGGATGTCAGAAAGGTTCTGAGATCACCTTACGACACAGAAGAACTAAACCAGATGATATCGTTTTGCGCAAGCCATGGGATCACCAACACATCGAAGTTCCAGGATACGCCAACGATAGTGGTAAATTTCAATCAGTATTAAACTATCAATGGAGTCCATTCACTCATCACGTCGACAGTAGCTTTGACATAGTAAGACAGATTTGTACTAATGGCATGATCGGAGTGGCATCGTTTCTCAATACCAAGATCCCGTTGTATAACAAAGAGGTAGAACATCTTCATATTGGTGCGATGCAGATTCAAAGCAAGATTGATCGTATTGTGGTAGATCGATTGCAGATTATGAGAGGTCAGGCAGCATCTCTGGGGGATGCGTTATTGTTAGAATCGCATATTAGAGAGCGTATGATGAATACGATTGATTCTAGTGAGTATGATAGACTGAAAAATTTGTATGAGTTAGTATCACCCGTGATGCATTTATCTCATGTGTATCGTCCGAGTGTGTTTGATGATAAGATGAGGGCGAAAATGTTGCCTAGTCATTTGAGTCAAGTTGCTTTATTCAACATGACAACCGAAGCGAGAACGTACACTGCTCAAACGCACAAAAGTTCAAATTTTGGGTTGGATAAGTTAAGTAATGATTTATTATTCTTTAATGGAGAACAGGATAGAGTTGTTGCTAAGTCTTCATCTAATACTGATTACTTCGCTGATACAGATCGAGCATTCTATGGAATAGCCGCATAATATCATACTAGGCGGTGGAGTAATATCCACCGCCTCTTTTTGGTGTACCATTTTTAATTATATTAATACTATGACTCAATCAATGTTTACATTATCAAACAACCCTCTATATAAAATCCATTACACCGGACCGGTAAATCCCGCGCTAATAGATCATAACATATTTAACCTGGAGATTCTAGATCCACAGGCGATGTTGCCTTTTGTTGACATCTTAAATAAATTAACATCACCATCCGAACTACCAGATGAGGGCATACTTGGGTTTGTTGTGGGTGGAGCTGTTCAATACTTAACCCCTACTGGAACTAGATGGGGCGTTATCAGTAAGTACAATCCCACAATTGACACAATCGAGGTGTTCTTTGATGGGGATAGAGAACACATATCGAGTACCTTATCCTTCGATCTATCTGGGCGAAAATATAAAACAGATAAATGTCCTTCGTTGTTTACTATAGGGTTGGCTCCCATTACTCGACAATCTCATATTATTTTTTATGTAGATGGGATCGAACTTAGAGGACGAGTTATCGATATTATTGTTGCAGCTTCCAGTAGAGCCACCAACAGTAACGTGGTTGATATAAATGATACTTTATATAACTCTCACGAATACGACGCATTACAATCAGCAAACCATCAACTATTGGATTATCGAGCGATATTGGATGAATGTGATATATGGGATATTCAATATGATCTCCGCGATGGCTATTGTCACACATCAGCAAGACCACTGGTAGTGGTAGCAATTAATGATGAAGTGGTATTATTAGATTTGATTACACGAGATATGTTCAGACCGACTCCTTACGCAAAACCAGTCGATCAACCACTTAACCCATCAAATTTGAAGTATTGCCATGACGACAGGGTGTATTGGTTAGCTGATAATCGAATTAATACTGGAGTGGTTATGGAGCACTTGGATGGCGTCCATCATCTGTATCCAACAAATGTATTATCTGATGCGTGTCCAATATCATTAGTACCTCACGATTTATTGCCACTTCAACCTGATATTTGGGTGGTTGAAGTTGGACAAGTATATGATTATCGCATTACTTTAGAGGAGCAGTATGCTCGTTGTGTAATACAACAAATAACACAACACCCTATGTATCCTATTGTAGTGAAGGATTTGCAAACTGAACTGGAATACAAGATTAGTATAACAGGCGATCGTAGACTCACCCTATACGAAACCGGATCAGCTGATTATCCAATAGCAATATATAATCGAAATAATCCATACTCATTTGTTACTGGAATGACCGTTGTAGTAGAAAACCATCCACATAGTGGACGAGCTATAGACGAACACCCTGCTAGGATAATATACGTGAATCATGATAAGGTGTGTAGTGGAACGCAATGCCCCAAACCCGATCCACATCCAATTAAAGTACTATATAGCGATGGTAGTGTAGTCGGATTTGACAAATACGGCTGTACCGCACATAATTGCGTTTTTACATGCATCATTCCTAATTAATGAGGTTACCCATGTTTTCATTACATATATTAAATTGCGCAGATCCTAACCAGGCCTCATTAGTATTACGATATACTGGACAGAATCCAACAATTGTTCCATATACTCAATTGCTGGTGGCGGATCAAAAAACGCTGTTGAATGTCCAACAGTCATTCGCCCAAAACATTCTTCCTCTTATTAATGAGTTAGATGTGGTTGGGTATTTTAAATTAGGTGGTAGAGTATATTGGGAACGCCATAGCTCATTGAATACTGGGGTGGTAGTGGATTTGGAATTGAATAAAAGCCACCCACTCATTTTACCTCAATATACTATAGGAGTTAAGTCTGATGCTAATGGAAACGTAGAGAGTTTTACATTAGATGGCCGACTATTAGATACTGGACCCAGACTCTTACACAAGATTCCTGACGATCAAGCATCGCCTAATGTGGTATATACTATTGGGGATGTGTATGATGTGTTGTATAGTGGAGTAAGAGACGGAACCCCTGTTTCGACTATTACACGAGTAGAAGTAGTATCATTTGAAACATCTATGGATGGTACCCAATACATAAAAACACACTCAGTAGTTTCCAATCTTACTATTGTATACAAACTAAGTGGAGAACAGGCGACCAAACGATCAGGATCGGAAGGTGTGTATAATTGGACGCCTGTGAATCTTCAGTTCGAACCAGGATCATCAAGGACCTTGACAAATAGCCAATATCCTATATTATCAGCAAACCCATGTACAATAATGTATGTAGCCGGTGCGGATGATCTATATCCTATTAAAGTATTAACCTGGACTGGTGAGATGTTAGCATTTAACCGAAATGGTATAGGTGACCGTAATGAGTTTACAGACCCTCAACGGTTTTTGTCATGAAACACTTACATTTGGAATCTAACACTGAAGGTCGCGATATTATAATCGGCGACCTTCATGGTCACTTAGATGAGTTAACATCAGCTCTTAATATATTGCAGTTCGATCCTAACATCGATCGCATTATATCCTGTGGCGACCTAATCGATAGGGGCCCGAACTCACTTGAGTGTGCTCAACTAATATACGAACCTTACTTCTTTGCGGTGAAAGGAAATCACGAAGAACTAATGGAAAAGTCAATTATATCTCAATCACATATGCACATCAAATGTTGGATGGAAAATGGAGGCACTTGGGCTATAGATGAACTGAAATATAATTCTGTGTTTATGTTAGATATTGCCAATAAATTCAAGGAATTACCCTTGATTATATCATTAGGGGAACGTAAAAATAGAATTAATATTGTTCATGCGGAGTTAACGAGGAGATTTCCTGCAAATGGATTTAGTATGGTTACTGATGATGATATTGATCGTTGGAATTTCACTGATGCTGATGAAGATGCTATGATGTGGGGTAGAACGGTATATGATAGTCATATTAATACTACGTATGATCCATATCCCTATAATAGAACTAAATCATACAAAGAAGCCAACCAGAGTTTTCATTCTCCAGATTTATCATTGACCTTGGTTGGTCATACGTTCCCATTAGACCACCATCCAGTTCAACTACAAAGACAGTTGTATATTGATACTGGAATGTGTGCTCAACAAAAGTTAACATTAGTTGTTATTGCAAACGATGAAATGACTGTATACCAGAAACAATATAAGGTATTCAGCCTAAATACAGTCACAATACGAACTTTATTATGATAACAGTTGGATCTATTATTACCGCTAAGGTCAAGAAGTGCCAATGTACTGGAGGTGGAGAGGCTGAGATTGTCGTCACAGTGCTTAAAATAATTACATCAGCTAATGGACAGAACTGGTACTATACTAGCCAAGGCAGCACAGTAAGCGAGTCTCAGATAGTTAAGGTCCATTAATATGGCTACCCGAATAACATTAGTCGATTTTATAGAGCTTGCAAGAGAAGCTCATGGCGAGGTATATGATTATTCATCGGTAGTATGGGTTAACAGCATAACCAAAATTGACATCATCTGTCCCATTCACGGAACCTTCACCCAGAACCCACAGAGTCACATCAGGGGAACTGGGTGCAAGCGTTGTGGAATGCTTCAGAGAGCTGCCAATAACTTGGTAAAATATGGAGTTACCAACCCATCGCAAACGAAATTAGTTCAAGATAAAACCAAAGCTACTAATTTGGAAAAATATGGAACAGAATACGCCATTAGTTCTTCGGTCGTTAGGAACCGGATTAAAACCACCAACTTAGATCGCACCGGACACGAAAATCCTCTTAGTTCTCCATTAATCAGAAATAAATTAAAAGCGACTAATTTAGAAAAATATGGACATGAGCACATACTTATTTCTCCTCACAGAAAAGCAAACAATTTAGAAAAATATGGATGTGAATATTCATCACAATCAGAATTAGTTAAAGACAAAATAAAAGCGACTAATTTAGAAAAATATGGACACGAAAATCCATTTGGTTCTGATTTAATAAAGGAGCAGCTAAAAGCGACTAATTTAGAAAAATATGGGACGGAATCCCACTCACAAAAGCATCTGTTAGATATTCTTCCTCAGCTAACTAACTTAGAATGGCTAATCGACCAATACGCCACTTATTCAAAAACTGCCTGGCAGATCAGCAAAGAATTAGGTATTAGTGACGTTACTGTAGGAAAGTACCTAAGACGAGCAGAAATAGAAATTAAAGCCACCAGACAAACCAGTTATAGATCTAATCAATGGCTGGATTCCTTAGGCATTACCAACAGAGAGTATCAGTGGCATCCAACAAATAAACGACTAAAATCAGATGGATACGACCCAGAAACAAATACCATTTACGAATTCCACGGTGATTATTGGCACGGCAATCCGGTAGTATTTGCTTCCGATAAGATATTTCATGGAGACCTCACATTTGGTGAGTTATACCAGAGAACCAAGTTAAGAGAAGAAGAAATTCTTAACTTGGGATATAATTTAGTGGTTATGTGGGAAAATGATTTTATTTAAAACTCTGACCTAATTTTATCAACCCAGATGTGTATAAAAAGGTAGCATCTGGTTTTCTGATTGATTTTAGCTTAGCTTCATACTCTGGCCATCTCTTTTTCTTTACCTTTAATACGTAATCAGTGATCAACCTCAAATCAGAAGATTGCAATATCAACTGTTCTAATTGTGGGTGTTGAATTTTATTAGTTATAGCATACCTGAGGGCCATCCGATCATTATCGGTTTTTAATATTTCTTGTTCGAGTGCTGGCCATGATGCTAATAACTCAACGCGCATGAAGTCCAATGCGGATTCTCCACAATCTTTTAGTAATAACTCAACAAACCACTTATCTGTACAATGATAGTCGTTAATTAACGTAGTTGATGTCTTATCAAACATAAACTGGGAGTAGTTCGATCTGGACATATTGATCAACATCAATTTGAGATCCTCAAATTCCCTCTTCTTATTATCAAATGAAGCTACGCTTTTTATTACTTGATTATTCAGGAATAATGCTTGAGTTGGTTCATTTGTGTGAATGATTCCGTGTCCCCAATCTAATATAGCATCTATCCCAGCAGCCATCAATATACTTCTTGTTATTGAGTTTCTCCTCTTTGCTTTCGGATTTTGTGATGCTTGTATCATTTTGGTGATTAAGCTACCTCCTTGCGCCGGCGCTGGAATATTGGAAATGCCTTTATACATGGCATACCACAATTGTTTTGCATTAGTTGCCTCTTTTGCAGCAGTGGCGTCGAATTGCTTAGCCTCTAATGCTTTTATTATCCTTGGTTGTATGTCTTGTATATCATCACTCAGGTTCCACATATTGGATCCAGTATATTCAAACACTTGAACATTAGGAGATGATCCTGCAAATGGTACTTGTCCCTCTTCATCAATAACATACTTTATTGGGTAGGAGTAAATCCCGATTGGGGTGTCGTATGTACTCTTAGGATTGATGCCCAATTTATCAACTGTCGTGAAAGTAACAAACGAATTCGGATGCTGTTTGCTAATTTGCAATAACTTATCCAATGTAGAATGCTTTTTATTCATTTCAGGTTTCTTTCTTGCTTCTAGCAACTCTAATATTTTCACACTAACATCCTCAATGCTTTTTTAACTCCCATTTTCACTAAATCCGGAATCTTATCCATTCCAGGTAATGTATCGAACGACCCCAATAACTTATCATAATATTCGGATGATGCCACAAAGAACTTAGTAGCATCTCCAACATCATTATATGATAGGGTAACACTACCATCATTATTTATTGATGTAGGAACATCACCCCATACACTAGCAGGAATTACTTTCATCAATAACTTAATAACAAACGCAGGAGGAGACTTCAATCCATACCGACCAGCCATTCCAACCATGTCCTTTGAAATTAACCCCCAAATTGGCTTACCGCCTAACTCAGACATACCTTTCATAATACTACGAGGCGAACCACCCACCCCAACTAACTTGACAAATCCCCCTCTCTGAACTCTAACAGCAACATATCCATTATAATCGCCGTAAAATTCCCAATTAGACGCCCTAGACAGGAATTTCTCCTTACTCCAGGCGATGCCAGTGCTTTTTGTATAACTCGCCTTAAACAGCTCATATGCCCGGTTTAAATCGATATCCTGATTTTCATACAACAATTCTAATATTTTCATGATGCTATCCTTTGTGCTTCATTAAAATCAGGTAGTTCTATATTAAATAATCGGTTCATGGATCGACGATAGGAATCGTACTTGCTGGCGTTTGGATTTGTGACTAATATATTGTGTTCTAGTTCGGGCCATCTTCCTTGAATGAATACATTACCATACTCAATAACGTTGCTCGGATGTGCAGTGGCAATGATTTCAGCCTCCCATTTTGGTCGTCTTATCTTTAGTTCTGGATGATAATAGTTTAGGCAATATTTTGCCATTACATCTCCATTAGACGACAACGACTGCTCTAATTCAACCCATTTGGTATGTTTCATCGTTTTACTCCAATACAATATGGTGGTATCGGATGGATACTTTATCAATAATTTCTCTAACCACTTAACCCGCTTGCCCTCACCAGCATGGCGTATAATCCACCACACATCATCAAAGTGTAACTTCATCTCCGCTGAACTACTAACAGACTCTATTTTCGCTCTCATTTCTGAGTACTTGGTTACTGATCCAACATTTCGCATAGATTCAACTACTTCCAATGCCCCTCTAATTAAGAAGAATGCTTGATTCCGTTCATTTCCATGGATTATCCCTTTTCCTTTGTCATCCACCACCAAATCAATTCCAGCCTTTCTTAAAATACTAGAACTAAGTAAATGTATATTCCCTACTTTGGCCTTCATGATTGCCCAATACATCCCTCTCCACAAATCACGATTATTAGCACTAGCAACACATTTACTAACATCTAACTTCATATTTGCCATAACACCAATAATTGAAGACTTGATGTCCTCATCCCACCCCGATAGCGTCCAGGTCTTACGAGATTTACTTCTCAATACATTAACAAAAGGAGCAAATGGAGCAAATGGAACTTCCATCTTCTTCTTTATCACGTAATCGATTGGATAACAATAAATCCCTAATGGAGTATTATACTCAGACGTTGGATTAATTCCAACCTTTTCTAATTCGGTAAATGTAACAAACAAATCACCTTTTTGTTGTTTTCTTATCAATTTCAATCTATCTAATGTAGATTGCTTTGTATTCATTTCTGGGTTCTTTCTTGCTTCTACTAGTTCAATTAATTTCATTTAGTTCTCCACACTAATGTTGTATTTAGCATATAAATGGTTAACATACCACTTCCAAATATCTTTATCTTGTTTGATTGCGGTTTCTGCTTCTTTCCATCTTCCTTTTATCGAAAACACAGCATACTTAGCTGCCATATTGGGAATGTCCACCATATATGGTTCAAACACAGGCACTCTTTTATTTACCGCTTCCGCATACAAATTCATGAGTCCAAATGCCTGATCAGCAATAATAATTGACTCCAATTCGGGCCAATTTGTCATCTTCTTCCTTCGGACCATACCACCCAGATATCCACATGCGTATTCGGGCTTTTGTAATATTATAGGTTCAGCCTCTTCCCATCGTTCCGGCAACACCGAAGCTCTCATCAGTCTCATGATCTCATACCGGTTGCCAGATTTTATTAACAACTCCTCAAACTCATTTATTCTACTAATAGGCAAATTAGCAGGAGATTTATTGCCACCCAAGTTACACCCAATCATATATACAGCCAACCCCTTAACGGACAACTCCCCAGATAACCACCTCCGTTCTAACCAAGTCAATCGCTTCTTGTCATTATACAGATATTGACCAACATCATCCACATCACTATCCGTTAATTCCGTACTCGTTAACAAATGGCTAATGGTTGGCTTACCCTGCTTCACCACATCATATTGTTTCAGCCCAACTGAACGCAAAAACAAAGCCTGTGTTGGCTCATTTTTATGAATAATTCCCTTACCTGGATCTAATACCCAATCAATTCCAGCCCTCATTAGGATCTGACGAGATAATATCTTCTCACTCCCTTTAGTTTTCCGAATCATCCGATACATATAATACCACACACTCTTATTATTCGCAACAGGACGCTTACCAGATATCCCCAATACAGAACCAACACTATCATATACCCTATCAGCAATCTGCGAATCATATACACCCAAATTCCAACAAACCCCATTAGAACTAAACACTTGCAAATTTGGATGATCACCAGCATATGGAACTCGCAAATTCTTTTCAATCACATAATCAATTGGATAAGCATAAATCCCTAATGGAGTATCAAACACAGAACCAGGATTTATGCCCAATTTATTAATTGACGTAAATGACACAAATAAATTAGATCCATGCACATCTCGCAACTCTTTCAACCTAGCTAATGGACTAATTCGCCCATTCATTTCGGGATTCCTACGAGCCTCCACTAATTCAATTAACTTCATACCAACACCAAATTCAGTTAAAGATATTTATCCTTAACTTCTATTCTCATAAAAATTATATGATAATAAACTCTAATAAATTCACTCAATGAGATCAATCAATGTCAATTTTACTCATCACAGCCATCACCAATATCATCACACTCCTAACTATCCTCTTCAAATCAAACCAACTACTTCAAACACTTAAATTATCCACCAATGACCACGCACTTGAATTTATAGCATCACATAAACACACACAAGAAATAACACTTAAACATATCACAATTACCAAAATTTACACCCACTTCCTAACACCAATTCAATTGATTATCACCCTAACTCCACTTATCCTTATATCACTCAACTCACTCCACCTAACACACATAACTCTCCAACATATCATTAACTCACAAATTATACTAACTTTATCCTTCCTCCTCTTCCTCTCATTAGATAAATCAATAAAATTACACTGGCTGAAAAAATGGCACAATACACTCCAACAACATATAGATACTACCCACCTAGAATCACTACTATTCGAACTACACAAATTCGAAGCAATACTTGAACAACATAACAATAATACACACACACTCGAACCATACGACCTAATATCAGCCGTACAAAATACTAAAAATTTACTAGTAATCATCAAAGACCTAACCCACAAAGTAGAACAATATAATAACTAATTCGTTATCCTACTTCACTACTAGTAAACACAACCCCAATTATATAACATAAACATAATTGGGGAGGAAGATAACAAAAACTAATCGTAATAGTATTCAGGGGATACTCATGAGACTATACTATAGGGATATACACAGGGTCGCCAATACCCACAACAACATAACACAACTCACAATATTAACAAATTATTAACAAAGGGACTAACAATTAACAGCTTACTCAATATCACAATAACATAAATCAATAAGTTGATGGCGGTGCTCACCATAGATATAACAAAAAAGAATAATACTCCCAATATCAACAAGTTATAGCATATTGAAGTTAGTAATATACGTGCCAACTTCAATATATTATACAGAGATATAGACATTATTTCATAACCAATATAACCAAGGGGTTACAATATGGGCGAACATAGGTAGACACGGAATGCGGATAGGTCGTTGTTTTTAAAGGGCTTTTTTTCAAACCACCTGTATCGATTTTCGTAACTGTTTGATTTTAAAGCAGAATGTTTTTGGAGATGATTATGACCGTAACTAATTGTTTTTAGTCAGGTTTTTGAAAAAACAGATGAGGACCTATGGTACAGTACCAGGTACAGTGAGGCACAGGTACAGGACCTACAGGCACAGGTCCACCTCGCCATAGGAGCGCTGGTGGACCAAACAGCCACAATCCTTCGGTTGGTCCGCGGACCAACAGGATGCCGTTCCAGTTACAATAGTAACTGTTTGATAATGAACCGATTCTTTATAATCTGATTATTTCATAATGTGAATAATGTTTTTTGAAAAAAATAAATTATATAATAGTCAATGGGGTAAAAAATAGAAAGGACATATCTATTCTATTTTGTCTGTATCTTGATGTATATATTTTTTAGTACCGTCTGGGAGTGTTACCAGTTTCTTACCTGTTCTATTAGCTGATATTTTTGCTCTTGTTTCATCCGAGATATTTCGTTTTGCTGCTGACATTTTAGCTTTTGATTCATCTGAGTGAACGTGACCTAATTTAGTAGCGGACATCTTTGCTTTGGTTTCATCCGAAACGACTTTTCCTCGTTGACCATTACCTATTTTTGCTCTGGTTTCTTCGGAGTGGGATGAATTCAACCCGCCTGTCATTAGGTTATACCCATTAGGAGCAAGAGTATTATGTTCTAATATCAGAGCTGGTTCCCAACGATTGGCTTCTTCTAATGATAGTCCTTCCATTAAGATTTCGTGTTGGAAGTTGTCCCATTCGTATTTCTTAATGGCAGAACTAAGAGCTCTACAATCAGTAGATATTTGGTGTTGCCAGCATCTTCTATCATAGTCATTGGTTTGACCAATATATGACTTACCTGAAGGACTGGTGTGTTTATAAATTAAATAATTGTCCACAATTGACTCCAATTAAAAATTATATTATAATATAATCTATTAAATAAATCAACAACTTATAAGGAAACTTGATATGACTGAAGCAGAAAGAGATGACCAAATTACAGCTCAAATGGACAACCTGGCACGCGAATGTGCGGAACAAAGCAAACCGTTCGTTGATGGATTAATGAAAGTATTAGCAGGTACTATTACGGAAGTAGCTGTTTTAATTGAAGGTTGTGATGGCAATGACAGTCTCGAACAGACTAGAGGTAAGTTGATTCAGCAGATGACCAGTAGTTTACTGGAAGGTATAACAATGACGCTGCTCATAGAATTGTGTCCTAACATAGTTGAAGAAGCGAGTCGTATGGCTATGGCAGACAAACTATCCGAAATGATGGGTAATTCTGCGCCATCACACGTTTTACATTAATTTATCCCACATTTACTTTTCCCAAATTTACTCTATAATATACTCATCATTTAAACAAAAAAAGGGAATAAAATGAATACTTTACCAGTTCTGGCTCGTCATAATTTTCGTTCATTTACTGTTAATGGTTTAGTTACTGATGCTGTAGTGTATTTGGGTGAGTCTAATGATGTGTGTCACACATCCACCAAGTTAGTAAAAGAATTGGTGGATGTTCCAATTGTATTTGATGATGAAGTGTACGCCAGGATGTTCGTAAAGGCGCTGATGGTGCAGTTATTCAACCATAAATTTGATATTGATGATTTGATTGTGCCTGAATTAATTGAGGAGTGTCATCATCGTGCGTTCGCTATAACTGGTTCACCTAACTGGTCATTTTTGTATAGTGGTGAGAAAGCAGAGGTAGTGCGGGCTGTTGTTGATAAAGTGGTTCCAGTTAAAGTAATGGACCAAAAGACTGGTGCTGTGCGTATTAAGAAAGGCGGCAAACAGGTGATTGCTCGTGACTTGTTCTTGGAACACATTGTAAACGCTTCGGTTCCTATGGAATTCAAAGCGTTTCACAAGGTTCTGATGGAGGAAGCAGGTCTTACCAATTGTGGTGCTTCCACCTATTTGTACAACCTCAAGACTGAATTTGGTCTAACAACTCCGCGGGCTGTGAAAAAATAGATATTATATCGGGTGGCACGTCTAATATCTTTTTCGTTTTAGCCTTTCTGATATTATCTTTGTGCTCTTGTGTGAATACCATTCCTTTCCTACCATCTGATATTTTTTGTTTAGTTTCTGCTGATTTAGGTTTACCCTTACGGACAGCAGAAACTTTATCCTTTGTTGCTTGAGTGTGAGTCGTGCCAGTTCTAATCGCACGGATAGTTTGTTTGTGGGCTTCTGATTTGGGCTTACCTCTATTAGCTTCTGACATTTTGGTTTTAGTCTCTTCACACAATAATCGTGAAGTTCCACCAGTTTGGAGGTTATAGCCATTAGGAGCAAGTGTATTAAGTTCTTCTATCAGAAACTCTTCTAACTCGTTGGCTACTGCTAACGATAGGCCTGAATCAACGATAGTATGCGTAAAGTTGTCCCATCCGTACTTCTTAATAGCCGAGTGAAAGGCTCTACAAGCAGGTACTCTCTGGTGTTCATTACACCGTCTGTCATAATCATTAGTAAGTCCGATATAAGATTTGCCAGATGGGCTTGTGTGTTTGTAAATTAAATAATTGTCCACAATTGACTCCAATTAAAAATTATATTATACTATAATCTATTAAATAAATCAACGAATTAGGCACAAAAAGTATGTATATTTTGTTGCTGTTATATTAGGGGGTTAGTGTGGAAATATCTATTCTGTTAATTTGTGTATTTGTAGTGATGCTAATTGAGGCTGGTGGTAGAGTATGAGTCTCTTATTCTTAATTTTTGTATATTGTTTCTTAACTAACAGATTTCGTTGAGGTTATTGTGAGTACTTGGATGATATTGAATGGTATTGCTTGTGTATTGTGTATCGGTTATGCCATGGTGATCCAATGAGTTATTTTGATGTAGTTGACCGTCCTGAAATTCAGGATCGTATTAGTGAGTGGGTTGTTGATAATGAGCGGTCGTTTCCGTATGGATTGAGTGATGATGCGGAGATTTGGGACATTATTGATAATTACGTTATGTCTTTGGAAGAAGAGTTGAGGTTACTCAAAATTCGGTTAGCTTGGACTGAAATGGAAGTAAAGCGAGCAGCCACAACGCATCAATATTAGGCAGACACGAAAAAATCCCAGCCAAGGGAGTCTAAGTGCCTACTGGTTCTTTATGTAGGTCTGGTGGTGTGTAATTTGTAAAAGAGCATCATAGCATTATTCTGTTAACTCATTTAAAGATTAGAGTTATTATCTAGTTCTTAATGAATTAGAAGGTAGTTCTGTACTGTGTCTCATTAAAGAGTGCCAACTTATGTGGTTACTACTGGTGCTAACTAATTAAGTTTGTTGCGTAGTTGATATCTTATTGAAGTTCAGGCTCGTTAGATGTGACGATAATAATTTAACAACTGAATGTATTTATGGTTGGGGTGAGAAAAGTATGTATATTATGTTGGTGTGTAGTATGTATAGTCAGGATGAATTTAACGAGACGGAGCCATTTTTTTCTGGATCTGATGATGTAGGTGACGCATTTAGTAATATGTATCATTCTTTTGTTAAGTGGGCCAAATATACAGAAGATGATTTAGTGATATTATTGGAGTGGTTAGAGGATCAATGTAAGATATTGTCTACTAGTCCAAACGCAACCGAATATCAATTTAATGATAATGAGTATCAGTTTCGGTTGTTGCGGCTATAAATATAGCATAATCCGTTAGGATATTAGAATGTTATTATGTGAGATTGGGAGGTTAACCAAACCGATTCCTATGATGAAGGACGTCAATAAACATAGTGGTTTTGATTTGAATCCGATTCTGTCTAAATGGACAGATGATGGTAAACGAGTTGGCCGTGGACAAGCAGCACAAGTATTTGCATCTCCTAATGATAATGTAGTAATAAAGACCTTCTCTACATTTCTCGGTAATTCAGAAGCAACTATGCAATTCTTACGCATGGCAACTAAACACCAAGACAACCCATACTTTCCCAAAATTTATTCAATTAAACAATATAAAGGTCCAATAGGTCCTAAGACTCAAGCAGGTAAGGATACTAGAGGTCTTCCAACGATAGTAGTAAAGATGGAGAAGTTGCAGAAGATAACCACCCAGGATATTGATTGGTGGTTAGATTGTTTGGGTATTGTGCGTCCTGCTGGTATGGTAGATGATGATCCAAATGAAACATTAAGCAACCATGTTAAAGCCTTATTTGATTCATCTGAGTGGGTGACTGAACTATATCATACTACCAGAGATCAAAATTTGAAAAAGGCACTTAGACTACTACGCCCATTATTAGCTATATACGGTTCTGATTTGATTCGTGGCAATTTTATGATGCGTTCAGGAAGTACCAATCAATTAGTTTTCACCGATCCATTAGATGATAGTTTGTGATTTTATACCTCCTTTTAATTTAATTAATTTAATGTATAATAATTTTTAAGTTAATTAAGGGGATGTAAATGACCAATTATAGAATCGACCAGTGTGATTTCTACGCGAACGAATGTATTCGGCGTGTGTATATCGCTGCTCCCGATGAATTAACTGCACTAATCGATGCTGAATACGTATCTGTTATTAGTCGTGATGTGATAACAACTTTTATCAAAAATCAAGATGGATATTATGTATCTGATTGGAGAGATGATGGATATTTTAATATTTCCGAAGCACTCACCTAAATATTAGGTGAGATAGCTTGGCACATCAACGAATCAGTAATTGTCTGATTCGTCAAGTACTTTCTTTTTATATGGCCCACGTTTCTTTCCCATTTGATTAGCAGACATTTTCGCTCTTGTTTCATCCGAATGAGTTTTGCCTGTTCTCACAGCCGATATTTTAGCTTTAGTTTCATCGGAACTAGTGTGGCCTAATTTAGTAGCCGACATTTTCGCTCTTGTTTCTTCTGAACGAGGGTGGCCTTTCTTGCCTGTTCTGGTTTCTGACATTTTCGCTCTTGTTTCATCCGAATGTGTTTTTCCTGTTCTGGTAGCAGATAATTTTGCTCTTGTTTCTTCTGAGGGAGATGAATTTGCTCCACCTGTAGTTAGATTATATCCATTAGGAGCTAACGTATTAAGTTCTTTAATCAGTACTTCTTCCCATCTATTGGCTTCATCTAATGATAGTCCTTCCATTAGGATTTCATGCTGAAATTTGTCCCAGTCGTATTTCTTAATAGCAGATGCTAGTGCTCTACAATTGGTAGATATTTGGTGTTGCTGGCATCTCTTATCATAATGTTTGGTTTGACCGATATATGACTTACCAGAGGGGCTGGTATGTTTGTAGATTAAGTAATTGTCCATTATTGACTCCAATTTAAAATTATATTATAATATAATCTATTAAGTAAATCCACTGGAGGGTTAATATGATATTGATCGCTGAAATTGAAGCTCTACATGAATTAGAAAAACAGAATCCTCGGGTACTAACGGACTATGAGATTTATAAGTCATTGCGATCTACGATGGAACATATGGAAACCGATCCCAACTTCTATCAGTATGAAGATATTAATGACTTAGTTGATTCTATTTGTTATGACGATAATGGTTGGACGCACAGTATGGTTCGCCCTATCTTTGATGAATATTTTACTGTTAGATTCGCTGCTTTAATGGATCGCCTATATCCATACCGATACTAAATTAACGATACTCATTATCGAGTTCGGTTGGTCTACGCTTTTTCCCTTGTTTGGCAGCAGACATTTTTGCTCTGGTTTCATCAGATATATTTTGTTTGGCTGCCCTCATTTTAGCTTTTGTGTCTTCTGTATGAGGTCCTTGTTTCTTGCCTAAATGAGCAATAGACATTTTAGCTTTTGTTTCAACTGACATATTTCGTTTGGCGGTAGTCATTTTAGCTTTGGTTTCTTCCGATAGGCGCGAATTTAATCCACCGGTGTTTAAATTATACCCATTAGGAGCTAATGTATTAAGTTCTTTAATCAGAACTTCTTCCCATCGGTTGGCCTCATCTAATGATAGGCCTTCTATTAAGAGTTCATGTTGGAACGAATCCCACCCGTATTTCTTAATAGCTCGTGATAGGTATCTACAATCAGTAGATGACTGGTGTTCTCTACACCTCCTATCGTAATTATTGGTTTGTCCAATATAAGATTTGCCCGAAGGGCTTGTGTGTTTATAAATTAAATAATTGTCCACAATTGACTCCAATTAAAAATTATATTATACTATAATCTATTAAATAAATCAACAAATTATCCTCAGTATGAGGCTCTTAATATTAACTGATGGTAGGTTTTGTATGCGAATTTTATCGAAGGCGGATGTGCAAGTAATTGAATATTTGCGTACATTAGTTTGTACAGCATATATTGATATGTTAGATGCAGATGAACAATACTACGAAGACGAGTTATTAGTTCTATTGCCTGGTATTGTTGAAGACTGGATTACTGATTATGCATTATTGCAATGGTATGAAAACGTATTGGATAACGTGATGGAAATGGCAGCTGATGGATATGATCAACCTGCTTGGGAATACGCCAACGAACGAAATGCTGGATGGTTGGCTTTTGTAGAAGAATATTGTGGAGACAGAGATGCAGAAGAGTAAACATTATCCGGTTCATATTGGGGATAATATATGGGTTCCTGCTTGTTCCATTATCGATGTTGATTCCGAATCAGGCGTTGGTGTGAATGTTACATCAGTACGATACCACTATTGTGGTAAGGTAATGGGAGTAACCACCAAGACCCCAGTAAGCGAGATTGTCCGTAATTGGCAACTAGCAACCAGTTAATTAATTTTTTTAACCACAAAGGAAGTAAAAATATGAAAGTTGTAAAAATGAATTTGATGGCAATTATGATGGTGTTTACTAGTGCAAGTTTTGCTGGTGGATATGGGAGCGAAGGTGGATATGGGAGCGAAGGTGGGCATAGTGCACCTGGAACTGGCGATGTAGTTAAAGTGTATAACGATACTACAAATACCAATCAATTGACGACCACGAACACGAATACCAATCAATTGACAACATCAGCTACTGGTGGACATTCCAAATCAAATGCGATATCTAATGCCACGGGTGGAAATTCCACATCATCCGCTGCTGGTGGGTTAGGTGGTGCTGGTGGATCTGCAACCGCATTCGGTGGTAAAGGTGGGTTAGGTGGAACAGCCACGGGAGGTAATTCATCAGCTACTGGTGGCACATCAACCGCAACTGGAGGTACCAGTACGGCAGGAGGTGGTAATGCATCTAATAATGGGGTGAATACCAGCTATACGAATACATATAGACCAGCTGCTAATACTGCAATTGGACCTATTATCATACCAAACAGCAACTCCTTCAATTGTGATTCTGCAATTAGTTTGGGTGGTATGGCTATTGTGGCTGGTGGTTCATTAGGATTTCCAATTGGAAATGATGATTGTCGAGTGTTGTTAGAAGCAGCGGTGTTGCGTAATATGGGAATGGAAGAAGCAGCTTGTCATCGCATCATGATCGAAGACGGTGAAATGGCAGAGGCAATGAAAAAAGCAGGCGTTGTGTGCGGCAAGCAAGCAATCGCTACCCCAGTTCAAGTATTAGTCCCACCAAGACAAGGTCCTGATGTTAATGGTAAACTAGACCGAATGTTTGAATCAGAAATGCAGAAGTAACCACTCAACACATAAAAAAGGGCCAATAGGCCCTTTTTTTTATTTAAAATTTTGTCCACTTTTTATTTAATTAATTTAATGTATAATAATCTTTAAGTTAATTAAATAGAGAGAAATTAAATGAACAAGCTAACCCAAAAATTCTATCCAATTAGTTCTGGTTTAACTCGTGGTCATATTGTGGATGATATGAATGAGATTCATGAAGTAGTGGCTGATCTGTATCGTGATATGGGTCATATTATTCCTCTTGTATCGATGGATGATAGTTGTTTGACTGATAATTTCTGTCAATTCTTTGCTGATATGCAAGGCGCTATGCGTGATGAATGTGCTGAAGATTTTACCGATACGTACTATGAAATTACTGATACGTGGTATAAAAAGACTCTGCCTATGTTATGGGCTGTTATGTTAGAAGCCCAAGGCATTCCTCATCCAGAATCAATTAAAATGGTTAGTGAATAAAAAATTGTCCTCTTTTTAAATTTTCAAATTATTGTATAATATCTTTAAGTTAATTAAATAGAGAGAAACAAAATTATGGCACATTACTCAATTACACCAATTAATGAATATTTGACTCATGTACAGTTTGTTTCTTTAGAGGAAGCAACTGATGTTGTGTATTCAGCTGAAGAGATACAAGAGTTGTATGGGTTAGATGTTGATAGAGGTAGTACTGATAATGATGTGTATCATGCTGACGCAAACTGGCGCAGAGGTAGATACAACTTTGTGATATCGAATGTTCGATCGATTAATGAGGAGTTACAAGCCAGATTCTCCAATCCAAAAACCAAACGTGTATCTTGGGCTGATATGGGATTGGATAGAGAGGCACTTGAAAGAGCTGATCTTCCATATCATTCTAATCCTGCTTGGCGTTTGGATAACAAATTAAATGGTCCTGGTTGGCGCAATTCTGATAGAGCCCAAGCGTTTTTGAGAGGAGCTACTCCCAAAGCAACAAAAAAAGGTCCTGCTCCTCTTGTTACTAAAATGCGGCAGCATCAAATGGCTAGCGCGTTGTGCCAATTAAGTTTGAATTGGTTTGCTACACAAGAAGAGTGGGCGGTCGATAGAATGGCACGTACTAACAAATGGGCCCAATTGCGATTGATTCGATTCATGTTGAAGCAAGGTTGTCCAAGAACTTTGTTACAAGAAAGAAGGTCAACGAAGAACACGTTTAGTTATGCTACGTTCCCTGACTTAACAGAAGAAGAATTTGCTGCTAATGTTGGAGCGTTGTATGAATGGGTTGATACTGCTGTATTAGAAAAACCAGTTGAATAATTAAAAATTTATACCCTCTTTTTAACTTTTAAAATTAATGTATAATATCTTTAAGTTAAGTAATTAACTTAAAACAAATCAAATTTATTTACTTTATAAGGTACTAATCATGAATAAGAATACTGTTATTGCTACTTCTGCTCCTACTTCTTCTGTTACTTTGAATGTTTCAGCTGAATCAGTTGTAGCGATTTATGTATCGCAACATGAAGATAAGTTGTATGATCGTCAGGCTGCTTTAAAGAAATTATTAACTATTTTGAACAAACAACTTGAAACGACTCGTGAAACTGCTGTAACAAATGCTGGTTTTAATACAGCAACAGTTGAACAACATTTTGGTACTTATAAAACGATTGTAACGACTGATGGGGAACCAACAGTTGATTTTAAGAAAGGTGTGGTAACGTTACCATTAAAGGTTCAGTTGATTGCTGTTTGTTCTTCTGGTAGTAATGCTTCTTGTCGCACCGAACAAAAAGAAACGATTAATAGTTCATTAGTTGATTCATACAACCAGTTATTGAATGAAAAACAAGTGGTACTTGATGAACTGAAACTTATTAATGATGATATTATTAATATTGGTCGTAACGAACGTAAGGCTCGCGCAGCAGTTGCTCTGAAATTGTTAGATGATGCTGGTATTACAGATTTCACTTCTGTATCACCTTTAAGTCTACCACAACTATAATGATTGAAAGGAGGGTGGATTAGTACCACCCTCCTCCCTCTACATCTTCTTTGTTTACTAGTGAGAATCTAATATGAGCCAATACAAAGTAACGATTACAGTTGATGGTGACGAACATATTGATGTAGTTACTGCTTTATCTCCTTCTGATGCCATCAGAAAAGTATCATTTGATTTTTTGTATGATGTTGAGTTCTACAACCCATCAGAAGAAGATGCTGCATCGATGGATGATGATGAGTTGCGCGAACTCGCTTGTGAAGTAGCAAGTGATGGCGTAAAAGTCATCCTACGTGAGTTACACAATCAAGAAACAACTGCCACATACACACAAAATGACGAAACTGAATATTGGCCATTGGCATTCGGTTCAACCATCGTAGCTGAACTAATTGCTTAATTTATCCCACTATTGTAAATCTTAAAATTTGTTGTATAATTATTACAAGTTTTTAAGAAAAGTTTTTAATCTTAACTGAGCAAGCCTGCTCCCCATGAGGTAACAAATGACTTGGAGCTGACGTAGTTAAACTAATACTTTAATGACATATGATACATTGAAGCTTATTAACTAGACTAACAGTGGGGTGGGTTATGTAACCATTAATGATAGTACAGGTACAAATATCATTAGAGGATTAAGTCGACTAAGTCGATAACAGAGGAGGAGCTACTACAGCGTCCTCCTTTTTTGTTTCTTAAAATTATCGTTTTTAAAAAGAATTTTATTTATTAATATGATTATATTAATTATTATTTTAACACGTTTAAATCGCAAATTTGACGTGTATTTTTACATAAATATATAATGATATTAATGAGTTATAAGAGGAAGTAAATTATATGAGTGGAGTATGGGAAGTAAAGACTGTTGAGTTTGGTGGTCATTTGTATGTTGATTATGCTGATTATCAGTCGCTGTTAGAAAAATACACAAATGCCATGGAAGTGATGTTGATTGAGGACCGGGAGTATTGGGAAGTTGAAGATGTCCGTGAGCAAGAAGCTAAAGCTGTCCTGGAAGAAAATAAAGTTCTTAAAGGACAGGTTGCTGAATTAGAGAAGGAGAAGGCGCTACTATATAAAGCAAATGTTTGTGCTTCTCAACGTTTGTTTGGACTTCAGATGGAATCAAGAGGATTGGGAACTGATTTTCTCAATAATAAAATTGACGAACTGACTAACAAAACAGAAGTTCTTAAAGAACAGGTTGTTGAATTGGAACGCAAGTGGAAACTTGAGCAAGCTGATAATATATTGGCTCATCAACGAATCAGACAATTAATGATTGGTTAAGAATTTTATCCCACTATTTACTTTTTTATAATTTAATATATAATATCTTCATATTTTACAGAAATAAATACATTATCATTTTTGAGGAATATTACGATGGCTACTATTACAGTAGATAAGAACACACTAACTGATTTTTTGGGTGAATCAGGCACGTATTCATTTGAAGTAGAAGAGTTCAATTACTCACGATATTCGGCGCATAGTGCTGCTAATGTTGATGTAAGTGGGAGTGTAAATGTTGATAGTGATTTTGTATTTGAAACTGATGATTTTGTTGCCATTGATGAATATTGTGCTGTGGCTGATGAATTGGAAGCAGCAGAAAGACGCATTAAAGAATTAGAAGTTGAACTCGAAGATGCGGAAACTCATAGAGCTGAACGAGCTCAAACGTTATTTGAATTGATGGAAGAACACGAAGAGTTCGGCAAGATTATTGAAAACCAACGATTATTATTGGAAGGAGTTCATGTTACTCCTGCTGGTGGTTTTCTTAGTCAAACATTCGCAGCAATGGGATTGTAATGAGTTATGGCTAAATCTAAACAAACATTCTTTGCTCACGATGATGGGTTAACTCGCAAGCACTTGAATGACGTATTAAAAGCAAAACGCAGTGGTCCGCATGACGAAACTAAACCAAAGAAATCTGCATTTAAGAACGAAGTTAATCGTATCTTAGATGAAGATGACGAGTTTGATAATGACTAGAGTGGTTTTTATTGGATCGGTGATGGTTGTTGTAGTACTGATAATAGTTAATGAAATAATCAGTTGGGTGGTATAAGTTATGGGACTATTTACTCTTACATGCCCAAATGCGTCTACCGAACAATTAGTGGATGATGCAGTTTCTAACATAGAAATATGGAAAGAGAATAATAGTCCCAATAAACCATCCACTTATTTGTTATACCTAGCTATACATAACTTACAAGAAGCAGTTAAAAACCTTCACAATGTTGATTTAAATTAATTTATGTGTATAATGTTGTTTTTATTGAGAGATTAATTAAATGACTACAATTAATGTGCGTACAGAAGATTTAACAGATATTGTTGATGTGTTGTATGAAGGATTGTTGATGTTTGGTATCATTGATGATTGGGATGAAATCATTAATGATGTAATACTCGATTTAGGTCACCAAGCAGCGGTTGAGTACGCGGCCAAAGTACAAAAAAGTTATGATTTGGTTCGGTTGTTACACCCAGAATACAAGTTGGTTGAAAGAGATTTTCGTGAAGAAACAGTATCTTTTTTGGATGGTGAATAAATATTATCCAACAGTTGATTTAAATTAATTTATGTGTATAATATACCACATAAAGTAAGTACATAAATAAAGCCTTAAAGCGGGTGTAGCTCAATTGGTAGAGCATCAGTTTTCCAAACTGGTTGTTGTCGGATCGTACCCGATCACCCGCTCCAACTAAGCACAAGTAAGTTAATTGTAAACTGCCTCTTCCAAGAGGTAATGCCATTTCGTTAATGGCCTTCTGCTCTAAGAATAGGTATTGATGCGATAGCTGGTGGTTACTTCTAATTTTAAACGAAACCAACACCTCTGGCAAATTTAATCTCAGTACCTATTTTACTTTCTTTTTATATGGCCCGCGTTTCTTTCCCATTTGGGCAGCAGATATTTTAGCTTTAGTTTCGTCAGACTTATTTTGTTGAGCAGCGGACATTTTCGCTTTTGTTTCTTCAGACTTTGGTATTCCTAGGCGAGCAGCAGATATTTTAGCTTTAGTTTCATCTGAAACGTTTTGTTTAGCAGCAGACATTTTTGCCTTGGTTTCGTCTGTATGGGTGGTTCCCAGTTTAGCAGCGGACATCGCTGCTTTTGTTTCTTCGGATAGACTAGAATTGAATCCACCTGTTCGTAAATTATATCCATTAGGAGCCAACGTATTATGCTCTGATATGAAAAATGGTTCCCAATGATTAGCCTCTTCTAACGACAATCCCTCTATTAATATTTCGTGAGTAAAGTTATCCCATCCGTGTTTCTGGATAGCAGATTTAAATACTCTACATCCAGTAGATGTTTGGTGCTCGAAACATCTCCTGTCATAATCTTTGGTTTGGCCGATATATGACTTACCCGAAGGACTTGTATGTTTGTAAATTAAATAATTATCCATTGTTGACTCCAATTTAAAATCGTATTATAATATAATCCATTAAATAAATCAACTGTTGACTATAAATAATCTATGTGTATAATACACATAAATAAAGAATTACTCCTGATAATCTGGTGGATTCGTCGAAGGGAATTTTAAGCCTCCTGGTCGATTAGATCGGTTCGATTCCGGTAGGAGTAACAAAAAGTATTGTTGCGATATTGATCGGTTACTTCATTGGCGAAACTAACACCGATTGAGACTTATACCTCAGTACTTTTTTTCCATCTAACGCACTAGGTGTGCGGCCGAGCTGTTAACTCGTGTGAGTCTCGTTCGAATCGAGAAGATGGAGCTAAGTGATCATTGCGTAGTGTAGACTTACTTCATTAGGAACCGTCGGTCGTGGGTTCGAATCCCACTCTTCCCCATCAATGGGAAGATAGCTCAGTCTGGTAGAGTGGTGGTAAAAAAAGCGTTTATGCGAATTAATCTTGATCATTTTATAGTCTTATGTGCCATGTGTACAAAAAGCAGACGGGTCCGTATTAACTATGTGCGGGTCCAGGAGTAGTTAAAAGAAACAATTATTGCGAAGATTGGTGTTACTTCATAATCCACGCTGGAGGTTCTCGTTCGATTCGAGATTAATAGTGTATTGGTCGCACGCTTGCCTTAATAAGCCACTAATCGATATTATCTTAATTGTTTTATTTTGGTGTCGTATGCAGTTAAGGAGACTGCTTGGTCTGTAAAACCACCGCCTTCGGGCTCGCTGAGATCGTTACTCAGAGGCACCACAAATTTATACAATGCCGGATGATTCACTGTTATATCGCAGTGCCGGCTCCAATTAACGCTGAAATAGCACAACGGTAGTGCAACGCACTTGTAATGCGTAGGTTGTGAGTTCAAATCCCACTTTCAGCACCAATTTATCCTCCCTTAGTTCAACGGTAAGAACACCATCCTCATAAGATGAGAGATACTGGTTCGAATCCAGTGGGGAGGACCAAGTTATACAATAGGAGCAATAATGGATAATTGGTATTTGAGTGATCATGATGTGATTGAAGATGAGCGGTTTTTATCTAAGGTAGAGGACATTCAGCCATATTTTGAAGAAAATTATTATGATCATTTTGATTGTGGTCAAGGTTATTATGATGATGAGGTTACCAAATTAATTAAAATTGGTGATAAGTTTTATCAAGTAAGATTAACGGCAGACATAGGTTCTGCTAAACAAGAATATGGTGACCGATTATATTGGGTGGATGGTTTAAGTTCTGTATCTTGGATGGAAATTCAACCTCCTACTGAACCAACACAACGATATATTCATTTAGAAGTATGTATGGATGAAAATAAAGTTGAGCGATTCAAGAAGTATATGGAATCTAATGGTATTAAATTGACTTACTTTGCTTCATTTGATAATGAAGAGACTATTGGTCATTAAAATGGGGTGAATGGTTTAAATGGGAAAACGTGGTGGGTAAAGCTTCCAAGATTGAGATTCGAGTTCTCATCACTCCTCTAATGGTTAAGTAATTTTTTTATACCTCATTTACTTTTTCTTAAATTACTTTATAATATCTTTAAGTTAAATAAATGAGAGATAATTTATGATTCCACCAGCATATTATAGTACAATTAAGTGGTTTCGGGTTTCTGCTACTTGGGATGAGTTTCAAGCATTTGAATCTGTTTATCGTGATAATGGAAGATTTCCATTTGTGGCATCTTTTGAAGAAGGTAACACTAGCGAAACTGAAGTTCAGATTAAGATGAATAAGGTAGTAGTTACACAACAACAATTACAAGCAATTGTAGATTGGATGGTATTATATAGTAAACCAACTATTAATTTAGTGGTAATGTAATACCCAATTGATTTATCGATATAAATAAAACAATAGCGAGTTCTAATTCTGGTGAGTTACCAAGTCTCATAAGCTTGTGCAGGTGGGTTCGATTCCTCACACTCGCTTCTTAGATAAAAACTATTATAAATACATATTTGAGGAATTGAATATGTATTATATAGTGTATAAGACCACCAATTTAGTAAATGGAAAGATTTATATTGGTGCTCATAGAGGAGATGCTCTTGATGATTCTTATTTGGGGTCAGGGCATTTATTGAAGTATGCCATTAAGAAATATGGCAAGTATAATTTCATCAGAGAAACTCTGTTTGTTTTCGATAATAGAGAAGAGATGTTCTCAAAAGAGGCTGAATTGGTAACAGAGGAATTTGTTAAGGATAAGAATACATACAATATGAAAACTGGTGGTATCGGGTTAGATTCGTCTACAGCTAAACAAAATCGCATTAACACAAACCAAAAATTGCTCGAAAAGTATGGTGAAGATTGGCGTAGTATTATTAGTGCAAAAGGTAAGGTCCGATCCAATGAAGTATTGACTGAATTGCGCAAAGATCCCATCTTTATTGGAAGAAGTAAAGATAACCTCAAGAAAGCGCGTGATAAAGCGCGTGATGCGGCGTTATCATCTGAATCCAAACAAAAGAGAAAAGCCACATTTGATTTGATTGGTCATCAAAGAGGTGAACTGAATAGTCAATTCGGGACCAAGTGGATAACTGATGGTGTTGTGAATAAGAAGATTAGTAGAATTTCTGACATTCCAGATGGTTGGAGAGTTGGAAGGGTTCTAAAGAGTAGAGAGATAGTTTAATTTTGACCCTATCGTCCAGTGGTTAGGATATCGCAATTTGATCATTAGCCTTGATTTGGTGAGGTTGAGCCTCAGTTGGCTCACTAATAAGGACAACCAAATCAAGGTGTATTTGTGGGTTCGATTCATAAATACACAACAATAACAAGGATGGTTATGAAAAGTTGTCCAAAGTGTGAAACTCAACACAGTAAATCCGGAATATTCTGTTCCAGAAAATGTGCTAATAGTAGAACGTTCTCTATTGGCACTAAAGAGAAAAAGAGGGAAAAAGCCATCGAGAGTAGATTACGACGTGGTTTGCCTCTTGGTAAGACTGTAATAGAAAAAGAATGTATAATCTGTAAATCAATCCATACTTTGGTCGGAAAAACTTGTAGTAGAGAATGTAAGAGGTTATATCAATCACGAGGACAAAAGGAACGAAAGGCTGGCGGCTATAGAGAAGGGTCTGGTAGATCGAATTCAGGATATTATAAAGAAATTTTTTGTGGTTCCACGTATGAGTTGATTTGGGTAATATACAGATTGGATCGTAATTTATTAGTTAAAAGATTTAAAGGATACCTGTCAAATGAAATATTAAAATATTATCCAGATTTTATAGAAAATAATCACATTTTCGAGATTAAAGGTTATTGGACTGATTCCGTTGATAAAAAGACGGAACTAGCGAAAGAAAATGGATATACTATTTCAGTATTATACAAACAAGATTTGGAAAAAGAATTTGATTGGGTCAAAACTAAGTATAAGTATAAACACATAACAGAACTATATGATAATTATAAACCATCATATACTTTTAATTGTGAATATTGTGGACATGTATTTAATACTGAAATAAAAAAAGAAACAGATGTTGTTTTCTGCTCAAGACGCTGTGCTGGATTGGGACATAAAGGGAGAAAACAACTGCGATAACGCCGGTTCGAACCCGGCTGGTGATGCCAATTAATAGGTCAGTAGCTTAATTAAAGCGAGACGGATCAGCTAGACAGATATAGGTTAAACTCCTATCTGGCCTGCCAAACATTGTAAGTATATTAAGGGAGTAGTGAATGAAGAAGTTAATTGTTGTGATTGGTTTGTTAGTTTCGTTTAATGTATTTGCATTGGATTGTGATAAGATAACGCCAGCGATTGAAGTTTTTGCTGAAACTGATTATAAGAATGCTGATGATGATGTGAAAGAATTCACACGAATGGCAATTGCTGAAGAAATCGGCACTGCTAATATGTTGG